CGACAATGAAATACAGGCGATTGGGACAAGCCTCGAAGCGGACGCCTTAAGACGCTTCGAAGTAAAGAACAAACAGAGTAAGAGAGTTGGAGAGTGCGGCCTGGCACACACTAACTGCACATATCTACTGGGCAACACCACAAGAGGACTCCAACATCCAACGAGGAACCCCCATTACGGGGGCGGCGCTTAGGCACTGAAGGAGTTGGGTGCAACGTTCGGGTACAGCAGCGCACTCCAGGCACACACAAACTGGGTTACAAAACTAAACAGAAGGAAAGAGGGGGGTAAAAGAATGGAAGGAAAACAGCTAACCGAGGGCGGCAGGATCAGCAAGGGTCACAAAGGACTTGGAAAAGGTGATTGATGCCGCAGCGGAGCTGCAATCGATGTAAAAGGTTTGACCAGGCTGGGTCACAGTAATACCCCACGCGATGGCTCCGTTAGGACCAGAGCCACCCCAGGCATCTTCCACGAGGTTGATGCCCACGGTACCGGAAGTGACAGGGTTCGTGTTGACAGACGACCCGGACACAGTAAGCTGTACAAAGTACTGGCCGGGATTGGCGAACGTCATGGTACTTGCGTTCACAGACACGAGGGGAGACCCAGTGAGAGCGGGAGCGGTCCCGAAAATGGAAGCAAGGGACACGGTTCCGCCGCCGACAATCGTCTGGAACGGGTCATTACCTTTAACAGGCTTCAGCAGCTCAACGTCATACGACACCCACAGCTCGCCAAGGACATCGCCCGCAGTCGCGCTGCCGGGCAGACCTTGAGTGGCGATCTGCAGCTTGCCGAGGTTGTACAAACGGGCATCTGAGGTGGTGGTGTTGGAGGGACCCTTCACGTAGTAAAGTGTATTGGCTTGCTCACTAGGAGCACACTCAATCGTATGTAACTGACTAACGGAGGGTTTCGCAGAACACGCATACTCAGAGTTTTCCATACTGGCCTTGTCGGGGAAGTCCGTTTCGTCCGCGTCGTAGTTGGTGGCTATGACGACTGTCCCAAGGGCACCACCTGCAGTGATGTCCGAGGAGGCAGTCTTAAACACTACCACCATGCCACGCATCTTATACTGTTGATAATTCCGGGCAAGACTCGCAAGCCACGGGAACAGGCCTGGGTTGCCAGGATTGATGTCGAAACTCAACAACGTAAAATCAGCGGGGGTCGTCGGAACTGCAAGGTCCATCACGTACTCACGGTGTCGCACACGCGTGGTCCGTCCAAGGTCGGCAAAAGCCGGGACAGCTTCACCCTCAGGTAAAACACCACCAGTCTTGACCAAAGAATTGGACTTCACACGGTACGCTCCAAAACCGAGGATGCGCGAGATGGCCTGACCGACATTGCGACCAGCGTTACGCCCACTGCCTCTGGCCCAATCACCAACCTCAGGCGCGATCAGGTCGCCGGCCCGTTTGGTCAGGACACCTCCAACCATCTCGCCGCCCCGCGCGAAGGTCCCTTTGGGGACCAGCTTGCGCAGGACAGGCAAGACCTTTTCGGTATAATAACCTCCGGAGCCGGCGATCACTTCTCTTGCCTCAAGGTTTTCCAAGGCCTTGCGCGCCTGACGGCGCTGGCGCTTCGCCGCACGCTTCGATATTGGTTGACCTTCCATGTAAGAACAAGTCTAGCAAAAGAAAGCAAAACAAGTAGAAAACTGATTGTAAACTCAATCGCTAAAAATTCTAAGCGGGAACCACCCGCTACCCTATACAGCCTGGTTGGTGGGGCCAGGCTTCGAGTTCCCACGACCTCTGCCACCTCTGCCAGCTCCGCGTGCACGCCACCCGCCACGAGGTTTCCCCCGGCCGCGCGGCACTCCGCGGAACTGACTAGAACCAGATTGCGCAAGCTGCTCCATTGCAGACGGCTTCTGCATGACAGGCAAGCCTGCCGCGCGCCGCTGCTGCTGGGCAACCATGCGCTTGGTCTTGTTTCTCAACGTAGAAGCTGAGACAGCACCACGCGCCAACTCTACGGCACCGTCGCGCACCGCAGCCAAGGACTTTCCAACTCGCTTCTTGTCCTTGTTAAACGTGCGACGGACTTCGCGCTCGACCTTCGCTGGACTGGGACCAGCCACATCTTTGTCAAGGAAATCCTCCTCACCGACAACAGACGCAATGGGCGCGGATTCAATCTCTACATCGGGTCCAACATCTACAGGCAAGCCCAAAAGGGCGGCCTCGACCCGACCGAAATCTACTAACACACCTGCATACATCTGCTTATCGTCGGTCTCAAACAGCAGGGCACAACGCTCAGACCAGGCGTCAAACGCAGTAACATACTCAAACAACTGCCACTCCTCAACGTACTCTCCGCAATCCCCTTGGGGCCACGGAGCGAGGAACTGTTGTTGCATATAGGAGAAATGCTGTCGACGCTCGGTAGTGAGCTGGCCCATGAGGGACTCAGACATGGGGCCAAAAGCTAGGTCAAGCAAGGTTGACGACCAAATTCCCAGGACGGGGGTAACTCCATCACTCATATTCAAGGACAAAGCCTTATCAAGTGCCACAACGGCGGCGCGGACAGTCGGAGGGCGGACGGTCAGGTGCAATTTGGACAATTGACGAGGGACATCTGCAATGGACTCAGGAATGCCATCAAACACCCGAGGGGAATAATAGCGTCCAAGGAAGTTGACACCAACGCAATACCGGTTGATGACCTCACACTTCAACGGCAAACCAAGCAGTTCACCCGCCTTCTTGAGGCATTCAGGGTCAATATCACCGATAATGCTGTCATCACCACCAGCCATGGTATAGTTCCAAGCTCGCCGCCACGCCTCTTCATGGCTCATCCGCATCAAGCGGAAACCACAATACACAGCCAGAAACGTCCGCCAAGTGTTCAAGAACGAAGTGACAAAGTCACCGGAACCTTGACTGGAAAGCTGCATGTAGTACAAAGCGAACTTGGTCCGAAACCAGCGGTGGGACAACAACGCGTTGGCGTCCAGCAGATCGTGGAAATTTTCATCTCCACCGTCAAACACACCGACAAAAATACACAACTCGACCGCTCGGATCAAGTCGTTAACATGCCCATCCAACTTCTCCGCATCACACATCACCATATGGACACACTCCTTAGCGATCTGAGCTACGCGCTCAGCCACCTCAGCAGGAGTCTTACCAAATGAGTACCAGGAGCAACCCTTCACCGCGTCCATCAGAGCATACGCAAACTGGCCAATCTTCAAACGGGCGTCTTTGGCCATCATGGAAAT